TTGCCAACCTGGCGCATGTCAGGCGTGACATCCTCGGTCTTGAATATCAGCGACGCCTCGCGAACGTAGATGTCTTGGCCAGAGCGGAACACATCAAGCACATCCTCGCCGCCACCGGAGAGCCACGGGTTGCACCGCGCCTCGATGCCCGACCAGTCGGCCACGACGAACTGCTTGCCGGGTGCGGGTATCAGCGCAGGCCGGAGCATGCTTTTGAGCACATCGGTGACGCGCTTGCCGTAAGTCGGCACGATGGGCGCGTCTGCTACCATCGAGTCGCGCACCTGCTGCGGCTCCTTGGCACACTTGCGCGTGAAGTTGTGAACTTGCAGGCCGTAGCTGGACAAGCGGCCAGTGGCAGCGCCGCCGTTGAAGACAAACGCGCCGCGCACGCGATGGTCTTCCTCATCGGCCAGCGCCGCCATCCGCGCAAACTTGGCAACGGACGACGCCCAGAGATCGTCAGCGGACTGGACAACCTCGCGCACATCCGGGTCGAGATCGTCACAGGCCAGCAGGTTGGCGCGGACGGTCTTGTCGATGCTGATCTTGTCCTCGACCGTCATCAGCGCCAACTGCTCGAGCGACACGCGGTCTTGCACCCACTGACGCATACGGGGCGAGCGAACGGACATCACTGCGCCCTGCGTCACCTTGGCGACAGTGTCCTGTATCTCAACCAGTTCAGCACTAGCGTAGCGCACGGCCGAACGTGCTAGCTTAACATCGACTAGCACGCCACGGTCGTTGATGCGCTCGTTGACGTGGTAGTCAAGCAGTTCATCGTCGGACAGGCCGCGCATGCCCTGACTGATGGCGCGCATGGCGCGGACATCCTGCGCGCAGTAGTCGAACAGCTCAGGAAGCAGCGCGGTGTTGTAGGGCGGTATGCAGCACTGCCGCACTAGGTGGCCACCGCGATGGTCCTTGCGCATCGACGCGCCGGCGAACCGGCCAGCGTCTTCTAGACTGCCAGGCGCGCAGTTGGCGCGGGCCTGCGCGGCCGTGCAGTAGAACTGCTCCAGCGGGTAGTCCTGCTGGAGGACGTACCAAAAGATGAGCCGCTCAAAAGCGGCGTTGTGGGCGCGTATCTGGTGGCCTGTGAAGTCAGGCAGCGGGCCACCGGTCCACATCTGGACCTCGCCGTCATCGTACGCATACGCCATGCACAGAACCTCTGTGGAGAGGCTCTGCGCATAGTTGTAGACGCCTGCGCTTTTTAGGTCGCAGGCGCTACGGGTCTCAAAATCGACCCAGATCATAGAGAGCAAACTCTGCACGTCTGGGCGTTGCCGTCACCTCGTATCTTGCGGCCTTTCTCAAACTCTACAGCCAAGTCTTTTAAAGAAGCGGGCCAAGCGTCACGCTGCGGCGACCTGAACGTATGGCCTAGCTTCTCCTCGACAGCCACGCCTTTGGCGTACTCGGCCGGGTAGTCGCGCCAGAGATCGCGCCACTCGCCAAGACGCTGATAAGGGCACACTGCGCAGTCAGTGCGCCGGGGAATCGTGACGTTGCGCTGACCCAAATACTTCCAGACATCGGCCTCGTTCCAACCCCATTCGCGCATGGGGAACCGTATCTTTATATCCTCCCCGTAGATGCCGCGCCGCGCCTCTTCGTCAGCGCGAAGGCCGACGTATAGGACAGAACCCTCTGCCAACGATTCGAAGTACTCAATCGTTGGCTCGATCTTGAGGATACGCGTACACCATCTGGCGCGGAAGTTGGGCAGCATCTGCATCTGCTCGATCAAACCGTACAGGTCGGTTGTGTGCCCGACCTTCTTTATTGGCAGACCCATCATGCGCTCTAGCTTTGCCCAGTGCTCGACCATCTCTGGCAACTCGTTGCCTGTGGCGTTGCAGATCAGCTCGTAGTCTCGCGGCTCGACTTCCATCAGTCGAAGCGCCAACGCGGTGGAGTCTTTGCCCCCGCTCAGTCCAATAACGTGTTTCACGGGGGCCAGTGCTCTTATGCCCGGCGGCGACGGGTCGGCTCGGCAGGCGTATCGGAGGGCGCCTCTTCTTCGCCTTCCATGCCGATCCACGACTGCACATCGAACAGCGGCGTGTAAATCTTGCCGTACGACTTGTGCTGGTAGAACTCCTTGTTCAGCACGATCACCGGCACTGGCTTGCTCGGGTCGGCCTCGACCTGCGCAGCGATGGCCACTGCGATGGTCTGGACGCCGCGCTTACCACCGACGCTGGTAGAGCTATACCGCACCTCCAGACCCTTGTCTTCGCCGGTTAGGCACTTGAGCGACATGCCGACCTGCTGCTCCCAGCCCTTCTTCGCACCGGCAGGCACCGGGCCATGCTCTGGCAGCGGCTCAGACACCGATGCCATCATTTCACCAAGGACTTCACCATCGCCCCAAGCTATCCAGCCGTGGACAAAGGCAAACGGATTGACCGCCCAGGTCGAGCCAGCCTCGGCCTCATCCTGATCGCTGCCAAAGACCCAATGACCAGTGCGGTCCATCTTGAGGATGGCCACACCAGGCGCCTCACGCGGCGCAATGGCGCGCAACGATTGGGCGAGGGACGCGACTGCCGGCAAGCCGGCTGATTTGAACGCTACGAGATTAGACATTACAGTACCTTTTTCAAAAGCTGACCCAGCTGGAGGATGGCGGGCCGGGGGTCAGAATCCGGTGCCATTGTGTTACCCGACGACACGCTGACAGTGAGACCGTCGGGAAGCTTTTTGAGCTTCTTTTCGGCCACTGCTGGCGAGACCAGCGTTGTCACGTCGGGGTCTTTCAGGCCGGCCTCGATCAAGGCAACCCGCGCCTTGTCTTCGTCCAACCATTTTCTTGTGCCGCGTTTCGCGACCAACTTGTAGCCGGGGATCACCTGGCCGTTGTCTAGTGCGCGCTGCGCCAACTCGCGCAGGCCGGCAATCCAGCTGTCGAGCAGGTCGGCCTGCTGCAAGTAGATGCTGATCTGCTGCTTGTCCAGCGCGTCGAACTGAACCTTGACGGCGCGGTCGACTGCGCCGGTCAGGATAGGACAGACAGGCTTGGCGGTGCACCACCGGCAGTGCTCGCCCGATTTCAGCGCCGCGTCGGGCTTGACCGCCTGCTGCACCGCGTCGAAGAGTTGGTCTTCGAACCGCGATATCCGGGCGCGAGTGGTGACCCAACGCTTGATCATCGGCGGCTGGATGATGACCAACTCGACCTCGGTCACACCTTCAAAGGCCCACGGCTGGGACCGACGCGCTGCTGCTGCGTAAAACATCAACTGCATGTTTTCCTGCGCCTCAACGATCACGCCATCGCCGAACTTCCAGTCGAGGATGATGGCGCGCTTGCCGATCTTGCCCAGCACATCGACCGACCCGAAGACGCCGGGGATGAAGTCGCCGAAGTCAACGCGCACCTCGACGGCCAGTTCCATGTCCTTGTCTGGATCGACCTGATCCAGCAGCGCCAGTGCCGGCATGATCTTGTCGTTGTGCAGTTCCTCGCTGATCTGTTTAGGCGTCTTGCCATCGATGATGGCCGCGATGACATCGTGCAGCAGCGTACCCTCGGCGGCGTACTTGCTCTCAGCCTGGGGCGGCATCTTGGCCGTCAGGGCGACGGAACCAGGGCAGTTGATGACCCGGCTGGCGGTCGAGCCGCCGACGATCTTAGAGTGCGTCGTCATCTTGCGCCTCTTCTTCTTCCTGAACCTCGGCAAACACCGCTGTCGTGGTGTAGCTGTAACCCCTCAACTCCTCCAGTTCGAATTGAGAGCCGTAGCGCCTCTTGATGTGCGAGGTCAAGATGTCTTTGATGTCTGCGTCGTCTAGGGTGATCTTCACTTTACTGTACTCCTTGGTTGATGGAACCTGAACTGTAGCGGACCAAAAAAGACTTGTCAAGAACTTTTTTACTGTGTTACAGTTGTGCCTCACAAGGAGCAGACATGATCACTTTCCAGACCGCCCCGCGAGGGACAGCCACTGTAACAGAGGCCCACGCGCAGTCAATGCGCGATCTCTTTGCCGGCCTCAAGCCGCTCAAACCGACCAAGATCAAAGCCCACAAGCGCAGTTTTCCAAAAATTTTTGGCTCGACCGAGGACTACATCCAGCAGTACTTTGCGTTGAACAGCCATTGGACTCTTGCGGCCTATGGTTCTGGCGACCACATCTTGCTGTACTACCCGCTGCCCGACCGCGTTGCGCGTCTCAACCCGTCAGAGCCCGAAGTTGAAGGAAGCTGACGTTGAACGCCACCTGGTCAAGTTGGTCGAGAAGGCCGGCGGCAAGGCGTACAAGTTTGTCTCGCCAGGCCGCGCAGGCGTCGCCGACCGCCTGGTCGTGCTACCTGGCGGGCGCGTCTGGTTTGTTGAGCTTAAGGTCAAGGGCGGTCGCTTGTCGGCGTTGCAGCAGGTCTTTTCGTCCGACATGGCCGCGCTAGGCCAAAACTACACAGTACTTTGGAATAAAGAAGATGTTGCTACGTTCGTATCAATCCATTGCGGCTGACTTCCTGTACGAGCATGACCGCGCGATGATCCTCGCGCCGGTCGGTGCGGGCAAGACAGCTATCACTTTGACCGCCATGCGCGAGATGCTGCGCGATGGCCACGCCAGTCGGTTCCTTGTGCTGGCGCCTAAGCGTGTAGCCGAGCATGTCTGGCTAGAAGAGAAGGCGAAGTGGGCGCCAGAGATCACGATGGCCATCGCCGTGGGCACGGCCAAGCAGCGCGCCGCTGCGCTGCGGGCCGACGTGCAGGTGGTGGTGACCAACTACGAGAACTTGCCCACGGGCGGGTTTGACGCGGTGGTGTTCGATGAGTTGACCAGGTTGAAGAACCCAAGCGGCCAGCGGTTCAAGCTGTTGGAGAAGTTCTTGCGCGAGGTCAACATCCGCTGGGGCCTGACCGGGTCGTTCACCAGCAACGGTCTGGAAGATGTCTTTGGCCAGTGCAAGATCATCGACACGGCGCTGCTGGGCCGCACCAAAGGCGTCTTCCAGCAGCAGTACTTCATGCTGGTCAACAAGGAATTCAATCAGTGGGCGCCACGCGCTGGAGCGTTGGCGCAGGTGATGGAGCGCATCAAGCCGTCCACGTTCCTGCTTGAGTCGTACACGCTGCCAGACCTGAACGTGGTTGAGGTGCGCTGCTCGATGGACTTGGCCAAGTACAAGCAGATGAAGAAAGACATGGTGCTGGAGTTCCCCGACGCCCGCGCCATCGCGGTCAATGCTGGCGTGGTGACGGGCAAGCTCCAGCAGATGGCCTCAGGGTTCGTTTACGCCGATGGCGCGCCGCAGTGGATGTCACCCCACAAGTTCGACGCGCTGGACGATTTGCTGGCCGAGAATCAACGCGCCAACACGCTGATCGCGTACAACTTCAAGGCCGAACTGGCTGAACTGAAGCGGCGCTACCCGCACGCTCAGACGCTGGACGACGACAACGTCATCGAGCGGTGGAACAAGGGTCTGGTCGAACTACTACTGGTTCACCCCAAGAGCGCAGGCCACGGGCTGAACCTACAGTACGGCGGCTGCAAGGTGGTGTTCCTGTCGCTGCCCTGGTCGCTGGAGTTGTACGAGCAGACCATAGGCCGGCTGCACCGCAGCGGCCAGGCGCATCCGGTCTGGGTCTACCTGATGATCACCGACAAGACGGTCGATGAGAAGATTTGGCGCGCGCTGCGCGACAAGCGAACGATTTCTGACATAGCCATAGAGGAGTTGAAATGAAGCTGACTTGGAGAAGCATGCACGAGGTGCTGACGAAACTGTCCGAAGAGGAAGTGCTGAAGTTGCTGCAAGAGGAGCAGGCCGGGGCCAACCGCATCACCATCCTGCTGCGCCTGCACCAGCGGTACTGCGTCCTGCGCCTTGAGCGCGAGCGCATCCTGATCCTGCGCGGGGCGATGGCGGCATGAGGAAGCCACCGAGCATCGGATGGTGGCCGACCGGCGAGCACAAGGTGCGCTGGTGGAACGGCAAGTACTGGTCTTGGACTTGCCTAGACAGCGACAGCAAGCACCAGATACGTCATTACAGCGCCAAGGAATCAACCGATGACGTAGTGTGGTATCCACGGCCCGCATGGTGGCCAGAAAGGTCAAAGACATGAAAGACAGAGAAGAGTACTTCTGTAAGGCTGCGGCCCGCCAGAGCCTGTTTGCGGCCGTCTGGATCGTCGCCCTAGTGGCGCTGATTGCGTGGCTAGCGTGACAGACGTTGTTCGACTGATGGGGCCGCTTGCCTGGATGATTAACGAAGGCGAGGTCTGCATTCTTATCACCCGCCGCAAGGATGAGATGTGGTACTGGTGGGACCGTGGATGCACCGTGGTGCCGTTGTATGCAATGCCCCCGCTGTAACGCGCCAGCCGGCGTGCTTGAAACCCGGCAACGCTTCGATAACTTAACTTGGAGAAGGTACAAATGCTACAACGAACACAGGTTCAGCACAACGGAACAACTAAGCGGTTTGCACGGTCGCTTGACGAAGCCTTCGGCGGAGACGGTTACGCCATCACCCACTACCGAAACCGATGGTCGTGGTTCAACCGAGCCGTTGCTTTCATTGTCTGGGTGTTGGCGCTGGCTTACGGGGTGACGCTATGGACCTGAAGAGCCAACTTTTGAGGGAAGAGGGCGCCGAGTCCTGCGCCTACCAAGACTCGCTTGGGTACTGGACCATCGGCGTAGGCCGGCTGATCGACTCGCGCAAGGGCGGCGGGTTGTCAAACGAGGAGATCGATTTCCTGCTTGAGAACGACATCAAGGCCAAGACCCGCGAGGTACTGTTGGCGCTGCCGTGGATGCCCAGACTGTCCGAGCCGCGCCAGGCCGTGTTGATTGGCATGGCGTTTCAGATGGGCTTGAAAGGTTTGCTCCAGTTCAAGCGGATGTTGGGCAGCATTGAAGATGGGCAATACGTTGAAGCGGCAGAAGAGATGGTCAAGAGCCGCTGGGCCATGCAGACGCCTAAGCGGGCGTACAGGATGGCGCAACAAATGGAGACAGGCGAATGGACCCTCTAACCGCAGGCGTCGAACTGGCGCAAACAGTCATCACCCGCATCTGGCCCGACAAGTCAGCAGCAGAGGCCGCGCAACTTGCCGCTCAGGTCGCCATTGTCCAGGGCCAGCTGGACGTCAACCGCGCCGAGGCATCGAGCCCGAGCGCGTTCACCAGCGGCTGGCGCCCAGCGATTGGCTGGGTCTGCGCCTCGGCGCTGGCTTGTCAATACATCGCCAGGCCGCTGGTCCAGTGGACCGGCATTGTGCTCGACCACCCGCTGCCTGCGCTGCCTGGCATCGACGACAACCTCTGGCAACTGATGCTGGGGATGCTGGGGCTTGGTGGCTTGAGAACTTTTGAGAAGACGAAGGGAGTTGCGTCGTGACCGATGAACGCATTGCCGAACTGATGGGGTGGCATTGGCCAACTAGCTTCCACCCTGATGACATGCTTGCGAAAGTGCGGACCGTTGTACGCGAAGCAGTACGCACTGATGCATTTGCAGACCGATGCAAGCTGGCAACGGACTGCCTGCCGGATGCGCCGTATAGGGTGATGCTGGAGAACCTGCATCGAGAGATGTTGGGCATTAATCAGAGGATTGAGTTATGAACGAACGGATTAGAAAACTAATGGAAGGGCTGTTCGACGTTACCGTTGACTCTCGCGGAAGGGAGGAATGCACTGCCGACTTTATCAACGTGCAGCGGTTTGCAGACCTCATTGTCAGGGAGTGCGCCGAGTTGAGTACCGGCTATACCGGCAACGTCAAGCTCTTAATCTGTAACCACTTTGGGCTTGAGCCATGACCGAGCGTGCTGCGTTTGAGGCATGGTGTGATGACTATTGGGAAACAAGTTCGTACTTGCACAAGAGCCGGACCTGCGGGGAGTGGGCGGCTTGGCGGGCTGGGCGTGTTGACCTAGCGCAGGTTGGGGACTGCGGGGAAACGTGCAAGAGGGCCAAGCTCTGCTATGCCTGTTCAAGGGAGTTGGCTTTGCACCGAGGCGACATCTTGAGATGCATTGAAACCGACGAATTGTGCACTGTAGAGGCTACATCCACATCTGGCAAAACGCTGGTTAAGTGGGCCAGTAACGACTTTGCAGAGTACACGGCAGAGCAGATTGGGGAGTTGTTCTGGATTGAACGCAATGACTGAACCCGTAGCATATATGGTTTACACAGAAGACGGTACGTCTGTGTATGTAACCGATAACCCAACCGACATCCAGCAAGGCCAACGAGCTTTGCCGCTTTATACGAAGCCTGAGTGGCAGGGGTTGACGAAGGCTGATGTAAATAAACTCACAAGATTCGTGATTGCGTTCAAGAGTGAGGTTGTGGAGTTTATTAGAGCAGCAGAAGCCAAACTCAAGGAAAAAAATGACTGAGACCGAAAGAAACCTAGACCTTTTGCTGGGCGATGCCCTAGCGGAGAACGAGCGCCTCAAGTACGAAATCAAACGCCAAGAGATTGTCATCGCGCAGTTGCTACTGGCGATGCACGAAGGCGGAACCTTGAGAGTACGCGATGATGCATCCTGACACCGAATTGCTGATGCACCTGGCATCCAACCTAGTCCGCGAGTACCCCAACGGCGTGAGCACAATTCAGATGCACCTGCGCATGGCGATCTCGCTCGACAAGGCCCGCAAGATATTGTGCTTTGCCCGCAAAGCGCGGCTGCTGGGCGTGGCCGGTAGCGGCGTCACTGCTCGATGGGCGTCACCTGAGCGAGCAGCAGAGCTAGACGCTGGGCGCTGGACGAAGCGCAAGTTGCAGCACAAGGCTTGTCGGGACCGAAAAACAGCGAGGATTGCTGCCCGCCAGGCCGCATCGGAACTGGCGCCAAGGCGGGTAGCCAAACCGTTCAGGATCAACGCACCGAATTCAGTATGGCAACTAGTGGACTTCCCATGCGACCCACCAAAGCGGCGATAGACGCCATCCGGGACGCCTACATGGCTGACGTTCTGACAATCAGAGCGCACATCTTGGCGCTCAATGATCCGCACCTAGAG